TTTTTTTATGCCCGAAGGAATCTCATGAATGTACTTGATGACCAAGGATGGCACATAGACAAGCGGATATCGGTCGGGTCACTGGTGATGTCTATTACGGCTACAGCCGCGCTTGTTTTTTGGATTTTCCAACTGGACGGGAAGGTCAACGTAAACACTGTGCGGATTGACCAAAACGAAAAACTGATTATCCAGGACAGGAACGAACGGAATCTGCAATACACAGAGATTATCCGCCGCTTAGAGTTACTCGACGGTAAAATCGACCGCAAAAATGCTAATTGATTTTCTGACCTCCCGTTTTTTTTTCTTACTGATTGTTTTTGTCGCTATCGCCGGATATATAGGCATGGTGCGCTTTCACCTGTGGTCGATTGGACTGCGCTGGAGCCGTGATGTTTGGCCGGAAATCCGTAAATCAGCACTGGCGGTTGCGGTTTATTTCGGTCTTGTTCGTTTGGGTTTTTGCCTGCTTATTGGTTTCGCCCTGCTTGCAGGCGCAATCATTTGATGATTACTTCCGCGAGTCCACAACGCGCTATCTGTACGGCTACCTTCCTGGCGATGATTGGCGCTGGCTGAAAGCGCAGGCAATCCAGGAATCTTCTCTTAACCCGTTTGCCGTAAGTTCTGCCGGCGCAAGCGGACTATTACAACTCATGCCTGGGGCCGCGCAAGATGCCGGGCTGTCATGGGCTGACCGATTCGACGCACGTAAAAACGTACGTGCCGGGGCGTGGATTTTACGGCGTAATATCCGCGTTTGGTGGCCGCGAGACACCAGATTTCAAAGGCTGCAACTCGGCTGGGCCGGGTATAACGCGGGGGCGGGCTGGATCCTGAAGGCTCAGGCCCGGTCCAATGGCGCACGGCTGTGGTCGGACATTGCACCGCACTTATGGGCGGTGACGGGGCACATCCACAGCATGGAGACCATCCGCTATGTGGCAATTATCCCAAGTCACTACCAGGGTTTGATTGCTGAGTCGGCGTACTTGCCGGGAGCGGTTTTTATCGCGTACAGGTGGCGCTTTTGAAAACGTCCCTGGTATATATCCTGGTGGTCTTTTCCGCCTGCCTGCTGGCGATATGTGTAACGTACCGCGTTACAACTGCACGCCTGGTTGCCATCAACACAGATTTAATCCGCATCATGCAGTTGCCACACTTGCCGCATGACGTAGAGATTGACCTGGTAGCCAAGGGCAACGGCCTTTACCTGATTGTGGTGGATAAAATCTACCCGCATCCAGTTAGGCTTATTTGTCCAAATCACGAGCGGCAGTTGTAATGTGGAAACTGCTTAAATTTGCCGCCAGCTCAATCATCGCGGCCAAGTGGTACATCATCAGCGCCTTTGTTGCATCAACTCTGGCAGGGTATGCCATTCACACCAGCAACGATGCCAAACGCAAGGCGGATTTGCGGCAAGCGCAGGGCAGAATCGAAGTCCTTGAAATTGACAATATCGCCAAAGGCGATGAAATAGCCCAACTCAACCAACGAATAAAAGCCACTAACGACCGGCTGCTGGCTGAGGTAGCGAAAGAACGTGAACGAGTCCTCAAATCAGAGACAAACGCAGCCATTCTGAGGGCGGAAATCAACAGAACCAGCAGCGCATTGGCTACGGCCAAGCGCAACCTACTAGAGGCACGCACGAGTGACCTTACCTTACAAACTTGGGCCGCTGAGCCTGTGCCTGCTGGTACTGCTGACCGGGTGCGCGAGTCCGCCGGAAATTAGACCCTCCTTCGAGTGTGTACCTGACGTCATTGTCAGCCGCGAGCTGGTCAAGATAGATAGCGAATACACGATTGTGCGGGAGTGCCCAACACCAACTTTCACCACCAACGGCGGGCTGCTGGAGTGGGCGATGGAATGTGCCGCGCAAAATCGCAAAGCCAACGACCAACTACGCGCCATTGACAATGCGCAGCAAAAAAACTGACCAAACAGGGACCAAACCATGAGCAACGAGATTATCTACCTGGCAAGCGCCACCGGAGCCGGAACGTCTGAGGACATTGATTGCGAGCGGTTCCCGCAGCGCATAACCGCATACGGTACACACGGGTCAGATACCGGCGCACTGCAGGTAAAAGACGCGGCGGGCGCATACCAGGCGGTATACGACAACTACACCGGCAGCTCGGCGGCCATAGCACTAGGTGCTACACGCCCAAGTGTCATCTGGTCAGGCGGGACGGTGCGGGTGGTGTACACAGCAAGGGCGGCCGCAATTGCAGTTCAGGCATCGCCGGTGCTTAGTGGCGGGGCAATTTAACTACGGAGGATTGGCAAATGCCAGACAGAAGATATTACGACTGTTATGCAAATAAGTTCATCATCAACTCTGGCGAGACGGGTGCCAGTGTTGTCGATGATTTAACGGTAGGAGGTGCGGCCACGGTCGCCGAAACGCTTGCCGTAACCGGCGTGCTTACAGCCACAGGTGGCGTAACGGGTGACGTTACCGGCGATGTTACGGGTAATTTAACAGGTGATGTAACGGGCGATGTAACGGGTAATGTGACAGGCGGCGTTACCGGCGATATAAGCGGTGCTGCAATGGCCGTTGGTGAGGGTAGTGGCGTTGCCGGTGCAGCGGCGATTTCCAGTGAAATCACCAAACAAGGCAAAATCATCACAACCCATATTTTTATTGATATTGCCGGGTTGCTGGTGTCCACCACGCTGAACGATATTATCGGTGATGATGACGCAGCTAACGCTCATTTTGGGCAGGTGCAGCTCAGCGAGTCCGGGCAGATATTCAGCGGGTCAGTGACCTGCCTGGAAGTGCCAACTACGGGCGTTGCTGATATTGATTTCAGCGCCGCCAGCGCATCCACCGGAGCAGAGGACGCGGACGTTACCGGTTTAGCAGACTATATCGCACTATTAGCCAAGGGCGGCAACTGGGCGCTCAATGACGTAACGGCTCTGACTGACCTGCCGGACGCCACCTCAGATTACATCTACCTGAGCGCGGGTGTAGCAGGAACTCCAGGCACTTACGATGCAGGCCAGTTCTTGATTGAGCTTAAAGGGTACGAGGCATAAGTGATTACCAGGTTTTAAACGGCATTACAAATGGATAAACGCAGAAAACCTTACCCCACCAAAGCTAAAGAGCGGATAGACGCAACCATGATTATTGATAAGTTGCGGGCGCATATCAAAGGAGAGCTGGAGCTCAAGGCCACACAGATAAACGCGGCCCGCATATTACTCAACAAGGCACTGCCCGACCTCAAGGCTGTAGAGCACAGTGGCGATATCGGCAGCAAGACCGCAGAGGAAATGACTCGTGACGAATTGCTCCGTATCGCCGCAGCAGGCAGCGCAGGAGATTCTAAGCCGGGACGCAGCACGAACAAACCTGCTGTCATTCACTGAGTACACCAAGCCTGACTATAGAGCCGCCGAGTTACACCGATGTATCGCTGACGCCCTGGACGCTGTTGTATCGGGCAAGATTAGGAATCTACTGGTAGAGGCACCGCCGCAGCACGGCAAGTCTGAGCTGACCACAAGACGCTTGCCCGCTTATGTTATGGGCAAGATGCCGGGGTCGAGGATTATATCCGGCACGTACAACCAGGACCTGGCGTCTGACGTTGGCCGGGAAGTGCGGGATATTGTCATATCCGAGCGGTATCAGAACGTGTTTCCCGGCATTGAGTTACGCGCTGACAGCAAGGCAGCTAACAGGTGGCAGACCAGTGTAGGTGGTTATTACATATCCGCTGGCGTTGGCACGTCACTAACAGGCAGGCCCGGCACGTTTGGGATTATTGATGACCCGTTCAAAGACTCCAAGGAAGGCGACAGCGAACTAAGGCAAGAAGAAGTTTGGCGCTGGTACACCAATGTGTTCATGACGCGGCTGTCGAAAGATGCGCCGAAAATTGTCATCAACACGCGCTGGAATGAATACGACTTAACCGGCCGTATTCTGGAAAAGGCGGCAGAGTCGGGCGAGAAGTGGCACCGGATTAACCTGCCGGCCATTAACCACGAGCATACCGACCACGAAGAAGCCTTATGGCCCGAGGAAAAGCCGCTAGATTTCCTTGCAAACATGCGGGCCACAATGACCGCAAGGGACTGGCTGGCGATATATCAGCAAAAGCCCACTGCTGACGAAGGCACGTTCTTTAAGCGCGAGTGGTTTAACGCTTACGACACAGCGCCCGAGCACTTGAATATTTACATGTCGGGTGACTTTGCCGTGACCGAAAACGGTGGCGATTTTACCGAGCTGGGCGTGTGGGGCGTATCACCGGACAGGCGGATATATCTGCTCGACTGGTGGTACGGGCAAACCACGGCCGATGTGTGGATAACCGAGATTGTCGAGCGGATCCGGTTTTGGAGGCCCCTATGGTTTATTGGCGAGTCTGGCCCCATCCGGCGTGCGATTGAACCGATACTCAGAAGGCGCATGCTGGACGATAACGCCCTGTGTGCGCTGGAGTGGCTCCCTCACAGCGCAGCTAACAAGGAAGCGTCTGCCCGACCGTTCCAGGCCCTATGTAGTCAAGGGCTGGTGTACTGGCCGCAGAATCCCCTGGCCGAGCGTGTCAAAGACCAGTTACTGCGCTTTCCCGCAGGGCGCTATGACGATGCGGTAGATACCTGCTCACTGTTTGGCCGCTTTATTGACCAGACATGGAGCAAGGCCAAGCCGCCACCGCCTGAAAAGCCCTTACTCATAGACAAGGTTGAACTCTTTGTGGATGACTTTTACAAGCCGGTAGATAACGCATGGTAAAGAAAGACCAGAAAACAGTCCGCTACTGGAACGCCAAGATTGACAAGGCGAAGAAGGCGTTGCAGGACTTCCACAAAGAGGCCGACGATGCGGCAGGCGCAGCGCGTGATACTGGCGACAAGCCCAATGCGTTCAACATTCAGTGGACGAATACCCATATTTTACGGGCCACGATTTACTCCAACCGGCCCAGGCCGGATGTACGCAGGCGCTATCAGCGGGCAGACCAGGACGAGAAGCAGCTAGCACAACTGGTCGAGCGTGGCATTGAGTACTCGATTGATGTTGAGGATTTCGACAGCCCCGCCAATAGCGTTGTACGCGATTATGTCGAGGTGGGCCTGGGTGTTCCCCGGGTTGTATTCGACAGTATCTCCGAAAAAGCCCCAGACGTACAGCCCGAAGGCTATGCGGGCGAGCCCACTTACGAGCAGGGGTTGGAGCAGATTGCCGCACAGTCAGTTACGATTGAGCATGTGCCCTGGAACCATTTTTTGTGGGAGCCAGGCAAGGCGTGGAAGGATGTTGACTGGGTAGCGTACAAGACCTTCAAGCCCCGCCATGAGGTCGAGGACGAATACGGTATTCAGGTCAACGGCGGCGTCGAGGAAAAGGACGAAAAGAAGCGCAAAGCCAGCGACTATGCTAACGAGCTTATCGTGTACGAGATTTGGTATAAACCTTCCCGTACTGTTTACGTGATAACGCCCAATCACTCCAAGGTATTAGACAAGTATCCCGACCCGCTCAAACTGCAGGGTTTCTTTCCCTCGCCCCAACCTTTGTTCGCCAATCTCAAGCATGATGAACTCATCCCCCGTCCCGATTATGAGTTCATTAAAAAGCAGGTGGTCGAACTTAACGAGATTACCGGCAGGCTGTTAAAACTCCGCAAGCAGGTCAAGGATGTAGGTTTTTACGATGCGTCTGTAGCTGAGGCGCTCAAGGCGGCGATGAATGCGGAGGATGGTTCGCTGCTGCCGGTGACAAGCCTGGCCGCTTCGGGCCTGAACAATGTACAGGGCGTGGTCGGGCATATGCCGATGCTGGAGAAAATCCAGACCATTCAGGCATTGCAGGAACAGCGCGAGCTGGTCGTCAAGCAGATATACGAGATTATCGGCATATCGGATATCGTGCGCGGCTCCAGCGAGAAGCAGGAGACTGCTACGGCGCAGCAGATTAAGGGCCAGTGGGCCAATGTGCGGCTCAGCGAGAAAATTGGTGAGGTAGCGCGGATCTGGCGGGCTGTATTTCGCATGATGGCCGAGGTCATGTGCGAGCACTTCGACCCGCAGCAGTTATTTCTCATGACGGGCATTGAGGTCACGCCCCGCATGCAGGAAATCATGCAGAGCGACATTGGCCGCTCATTCGCCATTGACATTGAAACGGACTCGACAATTCAGTCCGATGACGCAGAGAATCGCCAGCAGACGATGGAACTGATTGAATCCCTGGTTGGTTTGATGGGGCAGTTAATACCCGCCGTTCAGTCCGGCTCGATACCTATGGCCTTTGCACAGTCTACGCTTTTGTTCGCCATCAGTTCATACAAACACGGCAAGCAGTTGGAGGATGCGGTACACGAGTTAGGCCCGCACCTTGAAAAACTGCAGCAATTCCAGCAGCAGGTACAGCAGATGCAGATGCAATTGCAGCAAGTGGGCGAGCAGAGCCAGCAGTTGATACAGCAGAACCAGGGCATGCAGCAGGCGTTAGGCAAGTACAGCGAGCGTGAGGAGGCGCGGAAGGATGCTGAGACAAGGGCGCGGGTGGACAAGGAAGCTGCTGATACAGAAGCACAACGTATTGAAAACCAGATTGTGGCTTCTGGGCTGGGGTTACAGGAATTTATTGCGGACGTTGAAAAGACGGAAGCGGAGACTGACAAGATACGTGCGGATACGGCTTATGTAGGCGTGGTTAATGGGTAAGTTATCCCACATCAAGGACCGCATGAACCCGCCGCCGATGGATGGGTTGTTACAGCCGATTGTCGAGCACATTGCGGGCAGTGTGAAGGCTCAACTGTCAGCGGATATGTCACGCGGCGGTGAGGGTTTACACGCGGTTAAATCAACCCTGGGCAAGATTGAGCCTGCCATACGGCAGTTGGTGCAGGAGTTGGCAGGGCATGTCGTGGACCGGCTGGTGGAACAGCACGAAAGCCTGAACAAGCAGCACGAATCACTGACCGCGAATCAGCGGGCGATTATGCGGGCTTTGGCAGAAACGCCACCTTACCCTGACTATTCCGAGCAGTTGGCGCGACTTGAGGCCAGAGGTGTCGATTTGACCCCCCTAAGCAAGCAGATTAAGGCACTTATGGCGAAGGTGAGCGAGAAACCGGAAGAAAGGCCGCTGCAATGGGTGTTCGACATAAAGCGCAACAAAAAAGGCTTGATTGAAAGCGTGACGGCAACGGCAGAGGATTGAAATGGCTTTAACCCTAACAGACATCAATGTCGGCACGGTTGCCGGTGACGGTACAGGCGATACCTCACGAGCGGGCGGGCAGACAATCAACGCCAACAATGCACTGATTGAGGCCGCTGTTGACCTGAACACAGCCAAGGTGACATGTGATGCAACCAATGTAAATGCTGCTGGCGCTGTTATGGAAACGGACTACAGCGCCAAGGGCGATTTGCTGGCCGCTTCTGCGGCGTCTACTCCGGCTGTGCTGACGGTTGGGGCAGATACTTTTGTGCTTACCGCTGACTCTGCGGAAGCTACGGGGCTCAAATGGGCGGCTGCTGCTTCTGGAACACCAGAGGGAACGGCAATCCTGTCAACCGGCGAGGCGGGCGGTACAAAGTTCCTACGCGAGGACGGTGACAATACCTGCTCTTGGCAGGAAGTGGTGAATATTACCGGCAATGCGGCGACTGTCACCACGAACGCAAATCTGACCGGCCCTGTAACGTCTGTGGGCAATGCCACGGCAATTGCGGACAAAGCCCTTGCTATCGCAAAACTGGCGGATGGAACAGATGGCGAGCTGATTACGTGGGACGCAACCGGCGTTATCACCACGGTTGCTGTGGGATCGTCCGGCGAAGTGCTGACCAGTAATGGGGCGGGCGCGGCTCCGACCTTTCAGGCGGCAGGTGGTGGTGGCGCATTTACCGCTGATGGTGATACCCAAATCACCCCCACTACGGCGATTGTGCTGGACCAGGCGACTGGAAATGAAGTTGCCCTAACCCTCAATTACACAACCAACAAAGCCACATCCGGCAATGACACCGGATTGGTTATCAACCAGACGGATACTGCAAGTCCGGGTACGTCTAGATTACTTGATTTACAAGTTGGGGGAACGAGCAAATTCAGCATCACCAACGATGGGAGGATGCATATAGCCCAATGGCTGCTTATTGGAAATGACAACTTCACAGATGGTATTGTGCAGAGCGCGTCGCAATTGCAAGTGCATGGTAGTTATGGGGTTCAGTTTCATTACAACATGGATAACACCACTCAGGATGTGTTTAAGTTCACACATGGCAGCGGTGATCAATTAACAGCCTCCTCCGGCACACAGAATGTCATTGGCATCCATCCAGAAATTAATCAATCTGGCACGGCTGGATATACGGGTATATTACTGGATGTTACCGAAACCGCTATGGGCTCTGGAGCAGCCAATTTACTAGACTTGCAGGTTGGATCAGTGAGTAAATTCAGTGTTACTAATGGCGGCATTGTCGGGTTTGTGGCGACCGATGGCGCAGGAGCAAGCGCGGGAACATTGGCAAACGCACCATCAGCAGGCAATCCCGCTGAGTGGATACCCATCACGTTTAACGGCAACACACGCTATATACCCGCGTGGTCATAAGGAGACACCATGCCCATACAACGGACCCGTCATGAAGCGCATCGAACTGACTAACGAAGAAATACAGGTTCTTGCCGGGCTGATGGATGCGGGGGTTAAAAGCCTGGGCCTTAATTGCGTCAAGAATGCGGCCTATCTGCTGAGCAAACTGGAACAGGCACAAGACGTTGAGCCGAAAGAAAAAGAGGTGGTGGGGCTGCATGAAGTGCCTGCCGCTTCTGCTGATTAGCTGCTCATACGCGCCTGAGAAATTCGATAATCTGACACCGGCGCAGGCCCGCGCCTATGGCGTTGGCGTTGCTGATGGCACACCACACACCGGCATTATTGTATCCAGCACGTTCGGCACGTTCGGCAAGATGGAACGGGTTTGCGGCTATCCCAAAGGCTGGCTAGTGGCTGGTTGCGCTATCCCGGCAACGGCCCCGGTATGGCCCGACCCGCAGCACGAATACCACATTTACTACTCCGAGCGGTGTACCGCATATCACGAGGCCGCACATGCGCTATTTGAATCGCACCACCACACAGGCCCGTATTTGCTGCGGTCCTATCGCGGCGACTGGTTAGCGGCCTGTCCATGAGCATTTGGACATTTGATAGCGTCAGTTGGACGTTCGATGACGAACAATATCACTGGTGGGATGGGCTGGAGCTTACCTCAGACGATATATGGTCGTTCGATGCTGACCATTTCACCATGGATGATGTCCTGCATCATTCATGGGATGGCTGGCACGATGATGTTGGTGCGGCAGCTCCTGCTGCCGGGGGTGGGGGCGCGGGCTTTGAGGATGCACGCCCCGGAGACCTGGTACAGCTCAGACTGATACGGCAGCGCAAGACAGAGGATGAATTGATTTTGAAAGTCATTGCAGAGTTTTTGGAAAAGGCGGCTTGATGTGCAATACGAGGAGTTGCTGCGGGCGCTTGCTGAAACAAAAAACCCAAATCTGCAAGATATTGGCGATATACCGCGCCCGGAGAATAAAGACCTTGTAAATGCCCTGATGGGCGTTGCCTCAGCCACGGCAGGGATGCCGATGGATACCGCCTATCTTCTGCAATCCGGCTTGGATAGGTTGGGCGTGCCAAATCCGTATCCTCTGGGTGAATACGGGTCGATACCAGGCACAACGGATTGGATAGGCGGCAAGATGGGCGCTGATGTCAATTCCCTGCCGTTTTTGCTGAGCTCTATGGTTAGTCCTAGCGGAAAGGCTACTAGATTTGGTAAAGTCCTATCTATGATGCCGGATAGCTTAAAGATAGATCGCAAGGTTGAACGGGGATTAATGGGTTCCGGGTTTCCTGAGTATGAGTATACGGTTGTAAGCAACAATAGAGCACAAGCCTCAATTTCGGTTAATCAAGATGGCTCTTTCAGGCTCACGCAGCCAGATCAAAAAGCCTTGGAATGGGCAAAATATGGGGCGGATGGAGCCAGAATAAAGCAAGGGCAGGGCGCGTTTGTCGAGCCGTCTAAAAGGCAGTTATCCGAATGGGATGAATTGGCTAAGTCAGTTGCAGAAAAGATAAACAAAAACATGCAAAACAAGCCAGATCGGCCGGTGTTTTTGCGCTTTAACAAGCTGCCCAAATCAGGGCGTTCATTGAATCACGCAACAGGGGTTCATGAAAATGGCGTGTCTGTATTCGGGGCTGAATACGACCATCTAAGGGATGGTTATGTTTACTCGCAACAAGGATCTGAGCCGGGGGCTATATTTGCTTATGTGTTTAAAGGGGAGAGGCCGTATATCGTGACTGGCGATGTTTCCGGCATTGGCTCTGATGGCGAGCCAGTCCTTAGAAATGTAAAGAAACTGTTTGATCTTGATTACGTTCCCGGCGAAGGTATTTTTAGAAAAGCCACGCAGTAAAGAGGCGTAAATATGAACTATATGGATTTAATCCGCGCACAGGCGGCAAAACAACCCAACACGATTGGGCCGGTAGCGCCTCAAGGCGGGCCTTCAGTGGCAATGCAGCCGGGGCAGACGTTCGGACCCGCCTCACAGCCGGGGCAGACATTTACGCAGGCCATTGGGCTGAGGCCGCGCAACCAGACGTTTACCCAAACGCTCGGCCTGTCGCCGCAGTCTAATCGCGGTATGGGCGGGTTGCAGTGGTTGCAAAATAACCCGGCCCCGCAATACCCGGACCTGGCGCGGGCCATGATGTCACGCGGTCGCAGAACCGGACGAAGGAGGGTTTAATATGGGCGGGATTTTAGGCGGACTGACCAAGGTCCTGTTTGGCAAACCCAAAGCGCCGAAGGTTGACAAGGAGGAGCTTGGCTACATCATTAATTTGATGCTGAATGCCAACAGAACCAACCAGCGTGGCATATTCGGCGGGTGGGATTGGGATGACGATAAAACTACCCAGACACAATATGTCAACCCGGAAATACAGCCCGCGGTGGATTCATTTGTCGGGCGGGTGAACCAGGGAACGGAGGATCCGCGCAACAATGCGCTCATGCAGGCACGATTTGAAGCCATGATGAACCGTCCGGGTTTAAGCCCCAGACCTCCGGCGCGGCCGAGGCCCGAGACACGCGGCAACCGCTCGATAGAGGATGGTCCGCCGCCTGACTGGTGGCGCAGATAGTGGCAGCGTATAACGTTGACCCGGCCACGGGCCAGCCGTACAAAAACTCGACTTATATGGCGCAATGGGGTTCAACCCCAAGCCCGACCCGCAACAGGGCCATAGCGCCGTATGCCACGGGCGCAAGTGGCGTATTTACGGATGCGGCGGGGCAGTTTCAATCCGCCTTGGACCGATATCTCGCTACCGGCGAGGCAAATATACCGGACGTGCCGGACGCCACGAAGCGGGCGGATAACCTGCTCGGCAGTGGTTGGAGCCTCAAGGGGTGGGAAACGGGCGACAACGTAGGGTTCAGCGGGGATCCATTAACGGCGCTGCAGTCGGGCGTTAATTTCTTTAATGCGGCTGCTGACGATTTACACGGTTTTGGCGAGGGTGGTTTTTCTAACCACCAGCCATGGGACGCGGTGGGCGGAAACGCCCGCACTAAAGGCGGGGGCGGAATGGCTAAAAAAGGCGGTAAATACAGTTTAGGGGGCGTATCGGCAGTCAACCCGCAGGTGGGCGATTTCAAGCAATATGAAGATGCCGCCTTTGCCAACGCTTCGGGACGGCTGGACCCGTTCCTGCAGCAGCAGACCTCGCAGTTTAACCAGCGCATGGCAAACCAGGGCATACCCGTAGGGTCTGATGCCTACAACAAGGCTTTTGCGCAAATGAATCTGGGCCAAACTGACGCGATGAATAATGCTGCGTTTGGCGCTATGGGCTTTGGTTTGGGCGCACAGGACCAGGCTTTCGGGCAGGAACACGCCCGCTCACAGCTTGCCAACTCGCTACTGCAGGCGAAGATGGCGAAGCAGTTGGGCATGGCTAACGTGGGATTGGGTCAAGCGCAGCTGGCACAGCAGGGCAGTCAGTTTCAGGATTCGCTCGGCTTTGACCGTGAAAAACTGGCGCAACAGGGGCAGCAGTTCGGCGATACGCTCGGCTATAACTACGATTCGTTTTATGACACATTGGGGCAGCGGGCTTACGAGTTCGACTCCGGTCAGGATTTCGATTACTGGAGTCAGGGCAATGCGTTTGACCTGGCAGAGCGCGGCATGGATACGGAAGATTATTGGAATGCCTACAACGCGGGGCCAACAGGCACGGAGCAATACGACAACGCTTTAATTATGGCGTTGCTTGGCATTGCCCCTCCGGGCGTTGTGCCGGCTGATGTGGCGAACCCGTACAGCACGCAGATAACGGGGGCAAACGCCAATCAGGGCAACATAATGGACTTCATTAACCTGGCGTTTGGTACTGCGAAAGGGAAGGGCTAGCAATGAGCCAATACGATGAACTGCTGCAAGCCCTGCTACAGTCGCAGGGTGGTTTTGATGAATCATTAACTGATTTACAGCCGTTACAGGACCGTAAGCGCAATTATGAAACCCGCCGCATGGGTGGCTGGCTGGGCGCGTTGGGCGAGACGGTGTTTGATGCAATCCAGCGCAAAAAATACGAACCGCAGTATCAGGACGCATTGACCGCAGCAATGGGTGCAGCGCGAGGCGTTGACCAGCGGCAGGCTGAACTTGAGGCGTTTTTGCAGGAGCAGGAAGCATTAAGCGCACAGGCAGACGAGCAAGCCACGTATTTCCGTGACCGGGGCGATGAGGAACGGGATGCACTACGGGCGCACCAGTACAAACTGGAGCAGATTGGCGAGCGCAACAAAGGACCGGGGCAGACGATAACGCAAGTACCTTCCGCGCCACAAGGGTATTACTACACAGACCCCAACAATCCGCGAGCGGGACTGTCGCCAATTCCTGGCGGGCCAGCAGCTCAGGATCTGAAAGAAAAGGAAGAATTGGGGCAGCAAAGGGATACAACGGCATCAGCCAAGTACGCAGGGATATTGGACGAGGCCAACCAAGCCTTTGATAACATCAATGCCATTACATCTGGCTTTATTGGGGCAAGTACCGGCAAGGTTAGGGGTACGCAAGCCTACACGCTGGCAAAACAACTGGACACATTGAAGGCCAATCTAGGCTTTGACCGATTAACCCAAATGCGCGAGGAGTCGAAAACGGGGGGCGCGTTGGGGCAGGTTTCAAACATTGAATTGAACTTGCTGACATCGAGCCTGACCAGTCTGGATACGGGCTTGCCGCCAGGCCAGTTGCGGCGAAACGTGGATAAAGTGCGGACGCATTACCAGAACTTTATTGATGCGCTGTCCGGCAAAATGCCGCAAGGGTATGACGCGCATGGCAACCCGTCAGGTGATGGCGAGCCCTTCAAGGAAGGCCAAACCGCAACCGGCCCGAATGGTGAAAAGATTGTCTATCGCAATGGCCAATGGGGGCCGTTATGAGCGGCTTGCCGCCTGGGTTTACGTTAGACCAACCGGCAGGACTGCCGCCAGGGTTTACGCTTGATGAAGGCAAACCGAAGCGATCTATTCCGGCTGAGATTGGACGGCAAACTGGTCTTACTGGCCGCGCTATAGCGGGCGGCCTTGCTCAGACGGTTGAACCCTTTACTGAACCACTGCGCTATCTGTTTAATACTGTATTGCCGGGAAACCCAATCGGAAACATTGAAACCGCAACCGATGAAGTGCTAACCAGCGCAGGCGTACCAGAACCGGAAAACAACATCGAGCGCGGCGTTCAAACTGCTGGGCGCTTTGTAGCCAGTTTAGGTGCAGGGGCGGGGTTGACCAAGGGTGCAGAGAAACTGATGGGCATAAAACCGCCCGCGCCATCACCGGCCCCGCCAAATTCTGAACAATTGAAAGCCTACGCAAATGCGGCATACAAGGCTGCCGATGACTCTGGCGTTGTCATCTCCCCTAAAAGTTTTAAGGGGCTTGTGAATAGGGTAAACAGCAAGGTCACAGAGGAGGGCATAGACGCAACGTTACACCCGAGAGCAACCGCAGCATTGAAGCGTCTAAGGGATGTTGGCGACGGCCCTGTTGAGTTCAAACAACTGGAAATATTGCGGCGGGTTGTAAAGAACGCATCATCAAGCATACAAGCGGATGAACGGCGCATAGGGCAAATGATGTCGCACCAGATAGACGATTACGTCCGTTCATTAAATCCGAAGGATGTCGTAGCAGGGGATGCCGAAACCGCGGCGTCTGCCATATCCGCTGCCCGCAATTTGTGGTCACGTATGAGCAAGAGTGAAACTGTAGAGAAGTTAATTGAACGGGCTGGAATCAGGGCGCAGCAATTCAGCGGTTCAGGGTTTGAAAACGCTTTACGTACTGAATTTCGCCAACTTGCCATGAGCGAAAAAAAAATACGTATGTTCAGTCCTGATGAGCAAGCTGCAATCGTAATGGTCGCCAAAGGCGGAGCAATAGAGAACGCTCTAAGGATGCTCGGAAAAGCAGCACCTACAGGCATCGTATCGAGCGTGTTAAGCAGTGGTGCAGGGTATGCGGCGGGTGGTCCTGCCGGGGCGATTGTGCTGCCAGCGGCGGGCCTTGCGGCACGGCGTGGCGCTACGGCAATGACATCAAAGAACGCGCAATTAGCGGCAGAGTTGATGCGGCGGGGTGCGCCCGCCGCAGCAAAGACAATACCTCAAAATCTACCGTCTGCCGCAATAGGTGGAATTATAGGTCTTGATGATCCTTTTTACAGGAAATATTGAGTTTCTCACACAGTTTTTGTGCTGCGCGATTGTCTGCCCACTTATCCAGAACGTGAAGCGCATAGAGGGCAGGAATAATTAATATCAACCACTCCATCCGCAAAGTATAGCACAGGGGAACCCATGCTCTACGATTATAAATGTCCGCAATGCGGCAAACAAACCGAAGCCATCAACAAGATTGCCGACCGACACACCAACGCGCCGGAATGTCACGGCAAAATGCAATTGTTTATCTCTCGGGCACCGTATGCGTACATGCCTATGGAGATTCGTTACGTTTGCCCTGTAACCAGGACTGGGATCACCAACAAGCGGCAACGGCTGAACGTGATGGCGAAGTATGACCTGGTTGACGCAAACGATATTGTGACGGACAAGAGTATCGACCGGCAACTGAAGCGCAAAGAAGAACTTGACAATATCGTCGCCTCAAACAGGCCGCCGGAAGAACTGACCAAACAAGTCAACAAGTGGGCTGAATCATCGCTTTAGCCTGACAGTTTTCCCCAAGCCCTGCACAGGGCTTTTTTTACGCCTCCGATTTGGGGGCGTTTTTTTTGGAGCATACCCATGACCACAGAAGAAATTCTGCAAGAGTCAGGAACCGTTGAGCCGGTTGCTGATGAACTTGCAGCGCCGGACATAGCCGAGGAAGTAACCGAAGAACTGCCGCCGCTTGAGCCGTTCCCAAAATGGGACAAACGGTACAAGGATGTGTTTTCGGAATTAGGGACAATTCCAGAGCGCGGCAGGGAATACCAGCAGGCCATGCATGACCTGTACAAAGAGCAGCAGGGATATGCCACCAAGGTCGAGCAGGAACGGGCCGAAGCACTCAGGAGAGCGCAGCAGGCCGATGTATATAACCAGGCTATCGCGCCCTACCAGCAAATGATACTCAATTCCGGGGCAACCCCGGATGTGTTCATTCGCCAAGCGTTGGGGCTTGCCAGCCAGTTAGAGAATGACCCGCGAGAAACGCTATTGCGACTCGCACAACGGGCCGGGGTTGACCTGGCTCAAGCTACGCAGGACCAGCCGTATATAGATCCACAGGTCAAGGCCCTGCAGGACGAACTAAGGCAACTGCGGGATTCGGTAACGCAGCGCGAACAGCGCCAAGCGGCAGAGTTTCAGCAACGCGCCTTAGCTGAAATAAACAACGAGATTGGAACCTTTGCTTCCGCGCAAGACGACAGCGGAAATCCTTTGCACCCTCACTTTGAGACCGTTCAGCCCGTTATGGCGGAGCTTATACATGGGCGTGAAGTACAACGCAGGAATAACCCCGCGCTGGCCTCACTGACCATGCAGGAAGCGTATGAACGCGCCTGCAAGCTATCACCGGAAGTTGAACAGGCCGGCGAAAGTGAACGGAAAGCAAAAGAGGCCGCTAAACGTGCAGCCGAAGCGAAGAAAGCAGCCGATGCCTCGAAACGTGTCGCCGGAAAACACACCGGCAAGGATGCAAGCGGCGAGGAGGACATTAAAGCTGAAATCCTCAAGAACTTGCGTAAACAAGCAGCTTAATAAGGAGGCCAATTATGGCTGATCCCAATCTGGGCCAAGCGGCAGCAGCATCGCTCCGCAACCGCTCAAGTGAGGTTGCAGATAGTGTGACAAACAACAATGCGTTTCTTGCATGGCTCAAATCAAAGGGCCGGATCGAAACGCGGGAAGGTGGACGCACATATCTGGAGCCTATCAACTTTGCAGAAAATGGAACTGCGAAGTTCTACGATGGCGGGCTGGAAAGTTTTGCGATTTCAACGGAGTCGAATCTCGACGCCAGCGAATGGTCAAGGAAATTCCAGGCCGGTTTCATTTATTTCACCGAGTCAGAACGCCAGAGCAACCGTGGCGAAGCCGCAGTAGTGCGCTTGATTGATAACAAGATCAAGGTGCTGAAAGCGACTCTCGCTAATCAAATGTCAACCGCTCTCTATAACGATGGCACGACATCAAACGAGGTTGTGGGCCTGCAAGCCCAAATTGCTGATGACCCCACCACCGGAACGCTCGGAGGCATTAATGCCGCCACGTACTCATGGTGGAGAAATCAGTACGGCACTGGCACAACCGCATCCGCTTCAAACATTGAGTCTCTTTTGGATACTCAATGGCTGAGCACGATTCGCGGTACTGACCGTCCTGACCTGCTGGTGGCAGGCACCGATATATTTACGTACTACAAGAACGCGTTGGGTGCTTTGCAGCGTTTCACCAGCAGAGAAAACGCGAACACGCTTGATTTCAATAGCCTGATGTATCAGGACGCGGAAATCGTGTTCGACCCGACTTGCAATACGAAACGGGTGTACGGCATCAACACGAATGATTTTACGTTCGTGTGCGATCCCGGCAAGAAGTGGAGTGTTGGCAGTCATCGTGACGTGACAAATGCCCTTTATGAAGTGGTCCCGGTCAGCTGGTCGGGCGCTCTGCTTCAATCTCGGCGCGAGTCGCATTTTGTAATTAACGGCACTTGAGGAGAGGCAATCATGAGAGTAGTTGAGTATGGCTCTGACGAGCGCATCTTCAAGTTGACGGGCGCATCTGGAACCGAGTCCATTTTCCTCCCGCTTATCCCATACGCTGCACAGCAGTCTTTATCGGGTGCGGGGGCGGTGAATATAACATCATTTGCCACGAAATGGACCACTACGGCAGCAGACGCAGGAACCCTAGCAGATGGCTCTTTTATCGGCCAGCAAAAGGTTGTGGTTCTTGTTTCTGATGGTGGAGACGGAACTTTGACCCCGGCCACTTTCGGGGATGGTACGACCATCACGTTCGCCGATGTAGGCGATTTGTGGTGGGCCGTTTGGGATGGGACCGCTTGGGAAACACTCCTGACCGTCAATGTAGCCAGCGGTGACGCTGGGCCTGCTATCGCGTAATAGCAGCAAACCGGATTGGCCCGCTTCGGCGGGCCTTTCCTTTTTATGGGGAATATAAATGCCTTTAGACCCGCGATTTGAACAGCAATTAAAAAACCGTTATGGGGTGACTGAGCTACCGCCGCTGGTTTGTTTTTTCGACCATGCCGTTGAGGATAAGGAAGCGAGTGAAGCCAGCGGCAGGCCGCGCTACCGGGCGATGGTCTACCTTGAGAAAAAGCCGCGTGACGGTATCGGGCGCGATGTCTTTCACCGCGCAATGGTGGAAACGGACAAGAAGGAATATGCCGCCGCGTGGCAGCGGTACTGCGAGAAAAAAGAAGTCCTTGCCAATCGTGCGCCTCCCATCATGGCGCTGCCAGGGATGGATGTCGCAGCACATGCCGAGTTACAAGCCATGGGTCTGACCAACTCAGAACTTCTTGCGAATTATGAGGGTGACCTGGGGAACCTTGCCAAGTTCAAAATATTGGCTAAAAAGATTATGGAGATTAGCAATGACTGTCTATTACAAAGGCGGGATGATGTACCAGTTGCAGTACAGCGATCCGTACACAGCCAGGGAAGTATGCCTTGGACCGGTGAAGTCTACGGAGTCGGCAAAACCGGCATCATCGAAAACTTCCAAACCGAAAAAGAAACGGGTCAAAAAGAAGAAAACGTAATCTTCAAATATGAGTGGAATGTTGCATGAACCTGAAAAGCATACTGGATGAGGTCATGCTGCTGTCCGGTATGGACACCGAGACCGTGTACGCCACAGCAACGGAGGATGCGGTCAAGCGGCTGGTTTCAATTGCCAATCAGTCAGCCGCCACCTTTGCCCAATACCCGTGGCAGGCGTTGCGCTCCCGCTATGAATTCACCATGTCCACGGCAACCACCGAAGAATTGCCGGACGATTACCGCGCCATTATACCGGACACCATGTTTGTCAACGGGCAGGCGTGGACGGTGGACTTTCCCACCGATACGATTGAATGGTCTTATCTGGTATCCGCAACAGGTGGCGCGGGCATACGCAGAAAAATGCGCCTGCTGGACGGTGAGATCCATATCTATCAGCCCACTTCCGGCGACACGGTGTCGTTTGAGTATCTGTCCATTTATCCGGTGCTGAATTCTGTCGGCACAGCCAAGCAGCGGTTTACCGCAGACACGGACACCTGGCGGCTGGACGATGATCTGATTATCAAGGATGTTTTGTGGCGCTATAAGAAGCTCATCGGACATACCGACTGGCAGATAGACCTGGCTGGTTACAAGGCGTATGAATTAGCCGCCAAGGGCCACGACAAGGGCGCACAGACGATTGTTCCCGGTGATGCTTACGGCTTCACTGGCGAGCCTTATTACGAGCTGTGGCGCAGTGCCTAGCGTCACCATAAGCGCCCCTATAGGGGGCTGGAATGCGCGGGATTCGCTGGCCCGAATGGAGGCCGGGGATGCGACAGAACTAATCAATCTCATACCGACTGCCGAGTCTGTAACCACACGCCCCGGATATACCGCGCATTCATCGGATTTATCCGATTTGGTGGAAACGTTAGTCACCTACCACGGCACCACGGAAAAACTCATCTGCGCGGCCGGCGGCAAGATTATCAACATTACAGCAGGGGGAACAGGCACCAACCTGGGGGCGGGTTTTTCCAACGACCGCTGGTACACGGCAGAATTTAACCAGCGCATGATTTTCTGCAACGGGGCGGATACGGTCAGGGATTGGGATGCCACCACGTTAACAAATACCAATCTGTACGGACCTAATCTGGTTACTAATGGCACGTTCGCCACTGATACCGACTGGACCAAGGGAACGGGCTGGACGATTGCCGCAGGCGTGGCGTCTTGCGATGGTTCGCAGGTTGCGGATTCGGACCTGACGCAAACGCCTACAACGGCGCTTGTGAGCAGCCAGGATTACATAGTCACATTTACGATATCAAACTACTCGGCAGGCAATGTGTGCGCTGTGGTTGGTAATACCGAGGGAACCGACAGAAGCGCAGACGGAACCTACATCGAAACCATCACCGCTGGGGCGGGCGCGGACTTTGATATCAGGGCGGACCTTGATTTTGTCGGCGACATTGATACGGTCATTATCGGGCGCACATCGGAAAACCTGATATTCCCCGCCGTTCACAAGGGGCGGGTGTTTTACGTCGAAAAGGATACACAATCGTTCTTTTATGCGGGCGCGGGAAGTTACGCGGGCGAGTTGTCGGAGTTTGCTTTAGGCACTGTTGCGGGTACAGGCGCAAACCTGAGTTTCATTGCGTCCTGGTCACGGGACGGTGGGGCAGGCATGGACGATCTCGCAGTCTTTGTCATGGAAGATGGCGTAGTGCTGGTGTATTCCGGCTCAGACCCCGGCGATTCAAGCGACTGGTCCCTTGTTGGAACCTTTAAAATCGGTGCTCCGCTGGGCCGCAGGGCAGCTACCAAAATCGGCGGAGACCTGGTTATTTTGACCGTTGATGGCTATGTGCCGATTTCTGCCGCTTTGACTGAGGGCCAGTATTCCGAGCAGGCGGCGTTCAGTTTTAAAATCGGCAAGGCGGCAAAAGACGCAGCACAGCGGTACCAGTCGAACTTTGGCTGGTCGTCCGTATTCCATGACACCGGCTCATTGTGGATTGTCAACGTGCCGATTTCGGCAACGCAGGCACAGCAGCATGTGCGTAACACCATTACCGGCTCATGGTGCAAGTGGACCGGCATTGACGCCACACAGTTCGCCGTGTACGACAAAAAGCTGTATTTCTGCTCGCCCGATGGATATGTGTACTTATCCGGCGGGTTTTCAGATGCCGGGAATTTTATCAACTATAAGGCGGTGCAGGCTTATACGCCATTGGGCGCGGCGGGTATGCAAAAGACCATAACCGCGGTGAAGGCATTTACCAACTCAGCGCACCCCAAATATTTCTCCCATAAGTTTTTTGCCGACTTCAACGCCACGACATTACCTGACCTGACCGACCCGCCAGAAGGCGCGGTTTCGGAGTGGGAAATCGGGGAGTGGGAAGTGGCCGAATGGGATGGCGGGACGGAAGGCACCACGACAGCACGCAAGAACGCCAGCGGCACCGGGTTCTTTCTGGCGCATGTATTCCGGTTTAAATCAAAGGCCCAGCGAGTGACCTGGTGGGCCACACAGATACTATTCAAACAGGCGGGCATCGTATGACCTGGAACGGCTCTGGCACATATCTGGCAACAGATGGCACCTATAACTCCCCAACCATTGCAAACTCATGGCAGGGCGATGGCGACCCGGTGATACATACCGCCGAGTTTGATTTGCTAATCGCGGACATATCGAACGGCATCAACGCGGCACTGGCAAAAAATGGCGAGAATGCAGCCACCGCAAACCTCAACATAGGTGGATTTCGCTTAACCAATATTGCTGCATCCGCCAACTCTGACGCGGGCACGTTCGGCAAGCAGGTCGCGTCCGGTGCGTATGATTCCGGTAATGACAAGATTGTCCTGACGCTGCAGGACTCAGCCACAATAGATATTGATACTTCCGGGCTTTCGGCGGGTACAGGCGGGGTGGATCTGACCACCGCGCAGACGGTAGCCGGCATCAAGACATTTTCGTCCATATCCTCTCTCGCACATGCCAAACTCAACGGCCCCACCACCTGCAAGGTTGAGAGCGTGGCGTCCGGGGCCACCCCTACCTTTGACGGTACTGCGACTGATTTTCACTTTATCACAGTAGCGCAGAACCAGACCTGGACGATTACCTGGCCGACAGCGGCAAGTGATACCCAATTGGGCGCGAATTGGGTCAAGCGTGATGTGATTCTTGCCCGCTGGTCGGGCGCGTCTTACACGATAACCCTGGACGCTACCATGCTGTCATCCCTGGACGATTATGAAGTAGAAGGTACCCATACCACCGGCAGCGGGGAGATGTCTACCCTGACCTGCACTTATTGGTACCTCAATGGCACCAAATACGCGCAATTTGCCTGGGTGGCTACTGCCACATGACCACGGCCGCTTATGACTTTATAACCGTTGCCAGCACATCGGGACAGGGACCGGACTGGTCAATATCCAATCTGACCACCAGCACTACTAATCTCTCCACCTGTACGGTGGGCTCATCCAATACTTACGGCAAAACGCTGTCGGTATCTATCCCCGATTACATGGCGGATATAGAGCTTGGTTCTGAGTTTGTCAGCATGGCGGTCCAGTACAAGGCGTATGTAGACACCGTTTTAAACGGGCGTTACACGTTCCGCGCACGGCAAAACGGGGCCACCACCTATGAGGCCGACCGTTATGTCACCAGCACCGGCTACCAAACACCCAGCGGTGATGCAACTTTCTGGGGGTTTACCGGCACCGGGCAGGCCATTTTATCTCAACTAAGGACCGGGGCTATTTTGTTCCGGTTTGAGCCCTGGACGCCCTCCGGTGAGGCCAATGTATTCACCGTCAAAAACTTTCAAGTACAGCTTGTCTACGCCATTCCAGACACCAAAAGAGCATCTATTCTTACTGCAATCCCCTGAGTAATCAGCAAGAGGATCAAGCGGCATGAAAATCCTATTGATTGACATCGAAACCGCGCCCAATGTGGCGCATGTGTGGGGCATGTTCAACCAGAACATCGGGGCGCGTCAGATACAGGCCACCGGATACACGCTTTGCTGGGCGGCGAAGTGGTACAAAAAGCGTGAAGTCATGTTTATGTCCACCTTCGCGGATGGCCCGGCAGCAATGATCCGGGGAGCATGGAATCTGCTTAATGAGGCGGACGCACTGGTGCATTACCACGGCACACGGTTTGATGTGCCGACATTAAACAAGGAATTTCTAAAGGCGGGGCTATTGCCGCCAGAGCCATACAAGCAAATTGACCTGCTGAAAACCATCCGCTCACAGTTTCGGTTTCACAGCAACAAGCTGGATGAGGTGTTAAAACAACTTGGCATGCAGGCAAAGGTGCAGCACAAGGGCCATGAGCTATGGACTGAGTGTATGGCGAAAGACCCCAAAGCCTGGAAGCAAATGGAGCGGTACAACCGGCGTGATGTAACCATCATGGAGGGGTTGTACACCAAGCTTCTGCCGTGGATAAAGAGCCACCCGAATTACGGGCTGTACGTCGATTCGACGCGCCCCGTGTGTGCTACGTGCGGCGGGTCCATGCTTACCAAGCAAGGCTTGAAGCGCACCAAAACGCAAACATACCAGCAGTACAAGTGCAAAGATTGTGGCAGTTGGAACTCCGAGCGCACCAACAACACGAAGCCAGAAGTCAAGCGCAGTTTGTTGGTTGCGGCATGAAAGAGGGCAAGGTTGTCTGGTATGACGCTCACGGTGGTTCTGGCGAGTGGACGGACCTGCCGGGCGAATACGAGCCGCTTGAAGTCACCACCTACGGACTGATACAGCAGTACCCCGAGGGGCTGGTAGTCATCCCGAGCATTGCGCCGGAGCAGCCATCAAGTGAGCCGCAGTGCTTCGGCCAGGTGCATATTCCGATGGGGTGCGTTAAAAGTGTTGCTTATAATGCCCAATTAGGGGCATAAAGGTTATTGCAATAACCAATTAAAAGCGGGGGTCACCCAAGACCCCCACCGCTCGCCTTTCCTCCTTGCCTTCCGGCTGTTGCAAATCGATCAAAGTTGTGCGCCATTGCGCCAAATTTACGCCATGTGAGCGCTAAGTGTTTCACGTGGAACGATAATTTTGTGCCGGAGGTCGGACTCTCGGCTGTTTTTGCAACTTCCCCCAACGCCCCGCATTTATCTTCAACTCCGCATCCTGTAACGGGTTGCGCCACATCCGATTTTCCATCCCATTGCATCCATTTTCGGCTATTATGGCGGCGAACTGCGCCAGAATTACGCCATGCCGACATACCGAAAACGCGGAGACAAGTGGCGGGTTGAAATACGCCGTAAGGGTGTTTATCGCTCTGCGACATTTTACACCAAAGCCGAGGCCCGCGAATGGGCTATCCAGGTCGAGCGGGAAATTGACACCGGCAAGCTCGGGAGCCGGTCCGTCCTGACCTTGGGGGACGCCTTCAAGCGATACGGCCGCGAGGTCAGCCCGCACAAAAAAGGCCGCAAATGGGAGCAAATCAGGCTAACCAAATTACAGCGCGATACACTGGCTGATATCCGCTTTAAAGACCTGACCACTAACGACCTCGCCAAGTGGCGCGACACGCGCTTACAGGCGGTTTCAGCGGGTAGCGTGAACCGTGAACTCTCCCTGATTGGCGCGGTATTAACCACAGCCCGCAAAGTGTGGGGTTGGACTGACGATGACCCGCTGAAAGACGTTAAGCGACTGGCTGAACCCGCGCACCGGGACCGCCGCATTACGGACGATGAAATCAGGCGCATTTGCCTGGCGCTGTGCTTTGATGGTGAAGTCACATGCAAGTCACACGAAGTTGCCGTAGCTTTTTTGCTGGCGATTGAAACCGCAATGCGGCTGGGGGAGTTGACCGGGATTCTGCCGGCCAATGTGTTCCCGCGCCATGTGCGGCTGATTGATACCAAAAACCGTGACCGGCGGGACGTGCCGCTGTCTAAAGAGGCGGTGAGGTTGATTGGGCTGCTTCCCGGTGACGGGGCCAAGCTGTTCACCGTGTCGGCGGCATGCGCGTCTACGCTATTCCGCAAAGCGCGGGACCGGGCCGAGATTAAAGACCTGACATTCCACGACTCCAGACATGAAGCCTGTACCCGGCTAGCCCGCAAACTGGACGTTCTGGATTTAGCACGAATGATAGGGCACAGGGATTTACGCAGTCTCATGATTTATTACAACCCCCGCGTCAGTGAACTCGCGGCCCGGCTGGACGCTGCTGACGAACCCAACGCTCGACTTCCTCAGCGAACCAGCGCGGCTTGCACCCGCCAGGACGAACCGGCTTCGGAAAATCCGGCTTGCAAATAATGCGGCTGTACACAGTGGATTGCTTATAGCCGAGAAACTCGCATATATCAGCCACAGCCCAGAGGTTTTTCATATTCCCGCTCGGTAAAATTCAGCCATGTTTAGCGCCTTTCTCTCCACTATATTCCCGCTCGGTAATTTCGCTCATGCCTCATCCTCCGGGGTGTCTGTTTGTAAAAGGTTTTTCAGCTCATTCACAATACCCCCGTGATAAAGCTGCCCCCTTGCAATCGCATGTTTGCTTATCAACGCTTTGATGCCGCCCTCCAGCCGCTCAATCTCTGCTTCCAATTCCATAATGCGATCCGCTTGTGCTTGTAGTTTTCTTGCAATCAGCAAATCTGATGTCTTGACGGCTCGCGGCACACACATTCCGCATCCGGCAGCGGTTGCACCGTTGCAGTATGTACAGATAACGTCACTCATCACTCATCCTCCGGGGTGTCTGCTTTACGCTACACCGCCGCATTATGGCAGTGCCATAACAAAAACTGCCCGTCCACTGCGTATGTTCACCACAAGCCGCTGTCTCGCGGTCAACGACAACCATTTCATCTTCAGTGCAATAATAGTCTAGCGGTGCCGTCCACCAGTCGGGGTTCTCGCAGCCAACCAGAAATACCAAAGTCAAAAGCGCTAAAGCAATCCGAATAATCATTTAAATATCTCCCGCAGTGTGTCCCATCTTTCCGTGCGATCTCCGCGATAAATCCGGCCGCTGTCATAATCTGGATTCCAGTCCTTCGCACCCCCGTAAGAATGATACGACCAGCCAAAGTGGTTGCGCTTGGCCGCGTCGGCCACATCAGTTAGCCAGCGGGCCGCGTTGGGGGCATAAACTTTGGTAGAGAATTCCCCCATCCACACAGGCACCTCGTGCCGTTCCTGAAAGTCTCTGACATGGCGCATACTGGCGCGGATAGAGTGGTGATTCCAGAAGGAATCTTTTATCCAGCCGGGGTACGGCCACGGGTGTCCATCAGCAGATTGATGTGTGTACTTGATATGCTTGTAAAAATGAAAGCCATACACGATTTTGTCATCGCTCAACGGCTGGAAATCCTCGTAAGCGTCAACGCCCCCAAAACCGGGATTCGTCACCAGCCATTGTTCACCGCTATATCGCCGGATCGCTTGCAGTACGGCAAGCTGCAACGCCAGCCAGCCATCAGGTTGTTCTTTATTACCATACCAATCCCGCTGATAAGGCTCGCTGATTAGCTCGTAGGCCACTACCGCAGGATGGTCGGCGAATATCGCCGCCATCACTCCAGCCGTGTCGATAACCTCCTGCCGGTAATCGCGCCAGAAACTCGGCTCGGATTTGTCTATGCTCCCGTCCAGCGGAAAATCGCTCATCGATAGCACGGCTACTATACCAAGCTCCCGGCACTCATCCAGCAGGATCGCGGCATCTGTCAGCAGCCGGTCCAGTGCCTCTTGCCCGGTCATGCGGTGATAGTCGGCGCGGTACTTTTGGGGCTTGAGAGTGACGCGGATCTGGTTCAGTTCCGGCAGCCGCTTTTTCAATCGCTGCAAATCCGGTACTTCGGCGCGGTAATCAAGCGTCACTCCGCGCCACGGCCAGTTGGCCGGCATAACGTCACCCGCCCATGCGCTTAGCGCCATCAGCGCGGCAATCGCTGACAAAATCAATCTGATTAAAATCATGTCTGTTCCCTCTTTTCCAGTAGTGCGTCCGTTTTCGCCTTTTCCCGCGCAGCTTTGCGCTGGCGAAACCGCTCTATTGCCGCCAAAGCCTGGTACGCATGGCGCTCGCGGCAATCGCGCTCGAATTCGTCCAGGTCAGTTTTTTTGTCCATTCATCACGCTCATTCTGTTTTTTGCCTGTTGGATAAAATAAATGCGGTCCTCGTGTAGCACCTTTTGAATCTCCTGGTCATGCGCCAGAAACCGTCTGCTCCGGTAGTCAATGGCGCTGTGGCAGCTTGAGCAGGCGTATACCGCATCGGCATCATCCCGCCGCTTGCCTGTACCGCTGCCGGTATGCGCCAGTACCGTTGTCTCCCAGTCCCAGTTACATATATCCGGTATCCGCAACATGCAGGGCTGACCCTTTGCGGCTTTTTGCGCGGCTGTGGTCATTCGTTCGGGTCCGCAATGTAAATGCCATGTTCCGCTGCGCGTTGCTGGATAAAAGCAACGTAGCCCATAAATTCCAGCGTGGATAATTTGCTGCTGCGGTTCATTGCGCGAAGTTTCTTTTTGCCGAATAGCGAGACTTCTTCCCATCCGAAGTGCTCGCCAAGCATGTACTCGTGCCAATCCTCTTTTGGCTGGCCGGTGGCATCTTCCAGGGCTTTGTACGCCACTCCCCAGAGATAGCGATTCTGTTCATTGCTGCGCGTCTTTTTGTAAATATCAACCGTGACCCGCCACTTTCGGGCCATTGGCAGGCGGTCAAGGAAGGCCAGCAGCGCGTCTTTGCCTTTTGGCAGAACAAAGGTCTGGGCTGTCACACCAACACCACCACAAGCCAACAAATAAGCAATGCGACACATGCGCCGATAAGGGCGGGGAGTAGGATGTCTGTAAAAAGGGATTTCATCGCCTTTGTAATTGGGTTAGCCGGTATCGGCCCGCGTACCGGCAAACGCGCAACCCGCCGGAGCTGGCGTGGCCTGTGTTCATGCTTGGTAAGGGCGCAAATGGTGAATAGGGCACCCCAAAACGGCACACTGGCTGATTGTTTCCCTGAACCCTGGCTTCTATGGCGTCCACAAAGCCTTTTCCCTGTAGCTCTGCCGTACACCCCACACAGGTTGCGCACATGGCGTTAATGGCGGGTCTCCACCCCCGTTTACCGCCTTGGAAAAATCGTTTGACCGGGTTGGTTTCAGGTTTCAAAATGGCGACTCCTTGTTTTCCCGCGCTTTCGGCTCAAAAAATCGCAACCACAGCCCCCCGTCGTCTGTTGCTACGCCCACGGGGATTGATTCCAATTTGCAAGACATGCCTTTGTCTGTTTCAAACACCGCACCGCAGTTTATCCAGCGGGTTTTTTCTTCGCCGTTTATGGTGTAATTTTGCGGATATACCATGTCGTATTTTTTCATGCTGTTTTCCTCTTTTCAGTTAATCCAAGTTGTTCGCGGGCCGCTTGCAATTGGGCAACAAAGCCCTGGATTGCGGCGGCCGCTGCGTCTGTGTAGGCATCCCATGTGACCGGCACAATCAGCGGGTCAAGGCCGGGAAAATAGGACATGAAAATCCATTCCTTTAGCCCGGTTACGGCCATCGAAAAATGCACTTGTGGCTTGTAGTAAGCCGGTAATTCGCCGCCGAGCAGATAACCGATATGGGTTGAGGCTTTTGGGCATTTGACTTCCCAACCCGCCGGGCGATCTAACAACCCATCCGGCGAACAGCCCGCCGTTATTTCGTCATTGGTAATAAACCCGACTTGCGTCACAATTTCATCCGTGGCGAGTTCGTAAAAGGCACGGGCTTCGGGTTCCAGGTCAATGCCGCGCTGCATCCATTCGGTGGTTTCTATTGGCTCATCACCGAAGCCCATTTCATCGGCAATCAGTTCGTTTATGTATACGCGGGACTGCGCGGACAGCTTGCCGGTCGGGGTTAGAATTTTGTCGGCACGCGAGGCTGTAGGAAGCCCCCGGCGTGATTCCCACCAGTCAGTTGTGTACTGGTCTGGGGTTTGGATAATCATGCAGCAGCCCTTTTCTTTTTCAATTCGATGGCCTTTTCGACCATGGGCCACTTATACACAGGAATTTCAGGCAAGGACTCAACGCCCAGGTAGCGGCAAAACTTGGGCAGGTCAACGCCATACTTTTCGACGTTCGCCCGAAGTTCTGCCAGCCGTTCATCAGATATGGGCGTGTTGGCAGCTTCAATTTCTTCTTGCGAAGCAATGTCTGTAGTGCAGTAGCCTAAAAACGCGAGGGCGCGGCCTACTGCGCTGGTTTCACAGTTTTCAAGTGCGCTGGTTTTGTTGATACCGCTGGAGCCGCGCTTTTCTTCGGCCAAGCCCGTTGCCATAACCTGCTTGCGTTCGTCCATTACCGTTGCTTTGATAACCGCGCCCTCGGCGTTCAGATCCACCACGTCTGTGACAATTGACCAGTCGGGGTGGTCGGCACGAAACTGCTTAACCCTGAGCGCGACCGTTTTGTAATCCTTGTCATGTATTCTGACAATGCCCGTTTCTGTGTTCATCAATTCATCCTCAAATCAATTTCAGCCTCAACCAACGCCCGGACATTTGCGTCAAAATCGCGGTATGAGCAGCGCGGCTCAAACCATTGCGCCAGCGCAGGCAGCTCGTCTTTGTAGGTTTCGTAAAGTGCAATTTGGAAGGCGTCTGCCGCACAGTCGCGCTCAATGTCTGAGGTGTCCAGCTCATCGCATGCGAGGGCTTGCCATACTTCGGCTTCAATCGCCTCTCTGAGTCCGTCGATTTCATCGCACTCAAGCAAGTGCATGTCCAGTGCTGCTGTGTTGCC